ATTATTTACACCACTACCCAGATTAATTGTAGCCACTGTTGATGTATTTGATTGAGAAACATTTTGAATACTGTCAGTAACTGTACCACCAGAAGCAGTTGTTAAATCTTGTCCAGATGCAAGGAGTGTCTTGCCAATGCTGTCTGTTTGCACATACCATTGTACAGAACTAATTGTTGCAGTATCAAGAAAACGTGACCAATCAGCACTGTAGTCAAGTGTTTCATCTTTATCTTTAATAGGCCAGCGATACGACATTTATTATAACTCCGTTATCATTACAGTACGTTCAGCAGATGTAGATTGTCTTTCTATATAAACAGTTCTGCTTTCAAACTTAATCAGTACCGTTCTGTCATCTGAAGTTGTACCACGAGGAATATACACTTTCCTGCTTTCAAACGGTATATCTATTGTTCTTTCTGCTGCTGTAGTCATTATGCTGCTCGTGGTATTTTAATTGTTCTAGCACGACTGTATTGATTTGCTACAGCTTGGAAATTAAATACTTCAGCAGTTTTTATGATTGTTCCTAATGCTGTTGTGCCTTGTATGCCTGTCAGAGCATGGCTATTGCTAAATGTAAAGTTATCATTAACAAAACCTGTAGCACTTACACTACCTAAAACTTCCGTTGGTTTGTCTTCTACATTATTTACAAAACCAACAGCTTCAACACCTACGATTGTTGTATTTGCTGTACCTGTTAATGTAAAATTAATTACATTAGATGCCGCATTTGTAATAGTAGTAGAACCATTTGCGCCATCAAAATGAAGTAACGCTGTGGTGTCAGTATCTAATGAAAAAGCTGCTGTTGGTTCAGTAAATGATGACCCACTATAACGAGCAACAGATTCCCCTCTCTTTCAACAGAGATCATAGTCCAGACATTTGCAGAAATTCTGGTACTAGATAAGAAAAGTGTTGTTGACCCTCCTACAACGCCTTGAACCTGATTCCCAATCAAATAGACATTGAGTATAGAGTTTGTACCTGACTCCCATAGACCTTTGTAACCTGTAACACTTGTCGGACGAATCCACATGTCTACCGTGAAATCACCAGAACTTAAGTCGATGTTTTCGTCAGATGTTACAAAATCATCTGTACCATCTAATAGTAGACTAGCAGTACCAAACTTCTTTTCTGCTGTAGAAAGTTGTGCATTACCACTTGCTATAAAAGGTGCAAGAGAAAATTTAAATTCTGCTTCAACTCCGGTTACAACTTCTGTAACATTAGTTTTAACCGTTCCAACTTGCCCTGTAGCACTTACGCTACTTAAAGCCTCTGTTGGTTTTTCTTCTACAGTGTTTATTGCGCCTGTGGCTTGAACACCTGTAAGTGTAACAGTATTGCTAATTGCTAGTGTGCCTATCGCACCTGTAGCACTTGCGCTATTTAGTATCTCTGTTACATTTACTTGTACAGTATTGACTGCACCTGTTGCACTAACACCAGCAGAAATAACTTCGCTAATGTCAATTTCAAACCCACCAGCAACTACAGGAGCAATTGTGCCTGTTGCGCTAACACCGGAAATACCTGCAGCAGTGTTTACGGTAAGACTGCCAATACTTCCTGTTGCAGTAGCCGCATCCAGATTGTAAACAACAACTTCAATGCGTCCGTACTTTGCAGTTCCGTAAACGCCTACGCCATATACAGCGGAGTTTAGTACGGTATCTGCCACAGCTTATTTCCTTACGCTATACGAATTACAGCGTTACTTGCATCAGCGGTAGGAAATTCAATAGTCAAGTCACCAGCAGTAGCACTTACTGTGCCACCAAAGTCAATGACAGCAATAGCAGCATTACTAGCCGCTGTGTTATAAATAATACAACCATCGGCAGACACAGTAACGTCAGCAAATACTTCATCTGTAAAATCAACAATAGCGGTAGAACCGTCAAGCGAAATAGTTGCGCCATCTAGTACCTGACCGCCAGCGGTATAGTTTGTGCCAGATGCTTCATCAGAGTTACCTGTGACATCTGAATAATTAGTTGTGCTGGCATTATATGTGCCAGTAGGTGTAGCTTTAATCAAAGCAAGTTTCAAGGAGTCTGTATCCAAATCATGGACACCACCAAGAAGTTCTTGTTTAAAGCTGTTACACATTGCAGTTGTGATTGCCATGATTTGTGCGTCCTTTATTAAATCTCATAGAAGTGAGGGGGCAAGTTGCCCTGCCCCCAACACATTATTTAGGCAAGAGTGTCACGGTCTACTTCATTAGCAGTCATGTCACCAAAGTCTGAAACATCAGACAACATCGCCCAAATCCGCAACTTACCAGCAGTAAGTGTGCCAGTCATAGTAGCGAGTTTAACATCAATGTTATCTGCTGCACCAACAACGATAGGAGCAAAGTCCCCATCTGGTGTAGAGTAAGTTCCAACTGCAGATTTAGCGTCAAAGCCATCTGCCATCAAGTCGCCAGCACCTGTTGCAATGTCAACAGTAGCTGTTGTAGAGTCAGCAGCTGTAATAACTTCTGCACCAGCGCACATAATTACTGTACCAGCCGGTACTGCAATTACTGGAATGACATCAAGTGCTGCAAGTGCAGAACCCTTGTCAGACAATGCTGTTGCAAAGTTAAGTTCAGTCTGAACCATGTACGTGTTACGACCACGTTGACCTGTGCCACGGGCAGAAGCGAGTGTATTATCACCAAGAGCCATAATTTAATCCTCCCTTAAGCCAAGTTGTAGATGGCGTTAACAAGACCTTCAGGACGAAGAATCTTGCGACCATACAAATGCATACCACGAACAATGTCAGCAAAGCTGTCAGGGTCACGGTAGGTTTCGGTCTTGTTGATTTGCTCTGCAGTTGCAACAGCTGAATCATGACCAGCAACAATCACGCCAAAGTTAGAGGCGTTCATGCCACCAGTTGTAGCCGAACCAGTTCCGATTGATGGCAAGTTGTTTGAAACGTAAACACGGAAGCCATGCAGGTTTGGAAGAGCCAAACCGTTCTGCAGACCTGACCCACCCCAATCTGCTTGGAGCAGACGTGAATCTTCGTCTTTCAGAACTTCCATGAATACAGGATCAACAACCAACCAACGGCCTTGTGTGTCAACATTCTGCTGGTCGAGCAGACGTGACATACGAGCAATGACCTGAAGTGGGTTTGCTTCACCGTTACCAGTTGGAGCAGCACCTGCACCTGTACGTGGCAGGATTGAGATTGACTGACCAGCAACACCTGTGCCAGCAAAGTCAGTTGCGTCCAGCTTCATGCTGGCAAGCAGTTCGTCTGAACCTGCAGTTGCTACAGCTTTTGAACCGTTAACGGTTGTATTTACTGTGTCAGCGTTTGCATGTAGAGCAGACTGAGTGTAACCTGACAAGTAGCCAAGAACGTCTTGGTCAAACTGGTCAGCAAGGCGATACGCAGCACGATCACTTGCCAGTGACTGGAAGTTAACGTGTGAGTGTGCCTCTTCAATGTCATCAACCTTGAACGCAAAGTAGTTAGCTTTGTCGATGGTCAGGTTGAAGTCTTCATCGTCAATGTCTTGCGGCGTGATGGTTGTACCACGGGCGTAAGCCTTGACTGTGATTTCGGGTTCCTTGATAATCTTCACGGAATCGCCCATGTTAGCAATCTCACCGAAGTAGTCGGAATTTGAGATAGCTTCAGCAACAGCTGACTTGCGGAACGCAAGCTGCACCTGTTTGCTGTAAATTACTGGGCTAAAATTGCCGTTAGGAAGGTTACCATACCCGGCTGCGGTAGTAAAAGCCATGATATTTTCTCCTAATTTTATAGCATTTCACAGATACAAACTCACAAGACTAATCAGAGGCTGATTCACTTGGGTGCGTATTCTAGTAAGGTGGCCGCCCTACCATTCAACGGGCCATGTTCTTCAGGTAATCCGTAAGACTTTGCTGTTTGCGAATTGTCGTGTAACCATATTGCGCAATACAGTTACACTAATCTGACTATAGTTATACGTAAAAATAACTATTTGTCAACACTTTTTTATATATTATCTAGCAGAGCCAGATACATCATAGATGAACTTACCACTACGGATAGCTTCCATGATCTCGTCAGACATCTTCTCATACTGTTGAGGTGACATCTTTTGTACTTGTGATTCCTTTAAGTAAGTCGAAGACTCATCGTCTTGTGGCCTACTTCTTGAGTTCTTTGTAGATACTGACTTAGCTGCATCTTTATCTTTAGCGGGTTTGCTTTTAGCAATACCCATATCAGCTTTGTACAAATCAATTGCTCGTGCTGCAGATTTTGCGTCATTGTCATTATCGTACAGTGCATCTT